GAACTGCGCAAGTTTCAGATCACCGACGTGGCCCGGCTCTTTCGTGTGCCACCGCACATGATTGCTGATCTTGATAGAGCGACCTTCTCCAACATCGAGCAGCAGAGTCTGGAGTTCGTCATGCACACCATGACGCCCTGGGCTGAGCGCTGGGAGGCCAGCATTCAATCTGAGTTACTTCTTGAGAGTGACGATATAGAAATTGAGTTTGATTTCGCCAATCTGATGCGCGGCGATGCGTCCAGCCGCTCAAGCTACTACCAAAGCGGAATTCAGAACGGCTGGCTCACCCGCAACGAAGCACGCATTGCAGAAAACCTCAATCCCATTGACGGACTTGATCAGCCACTACGACCACTCAATATGGTCGAGGAGGACGCGGCAGAGGATTTGGAAATCGATACACAAGCAGAAGCAGCAGAGTCACCGGAGCAAAAAGCGATCGAGCCTGCGGAGGATGAGAGTGTTGCCCGTCTCAATGGGCGATTTAACGCACTTGTTCAAACGACCTCTGAGCGACTTGCTCGCCGAATTGGCCGGTCAGGTCATTTGGCAGAAAAAGACATCCTGTTGATCTCCCAAGCCTTGGCCGTACCGCTTGACCGAGTTCAGCTTTGGTCAAACCAGATAGCCGAGCCACTAGATCAAAAAAGACTCACCGAATCACTTATCACTCTCGGACAGAATTTATGAAAAACCAACTTTTAGTGGCTGAATTTTTGGCAACGCCTTGGGCCTTGATGCCTGAGCGTTTAAGTGCTCTGGCCACCGTCATTTCCCGGTGGACACAAGGCGCGCCTGCCAGCGACGCTGCCATGTTTCAGGTCCAAACAGACCGTGTGCTGCGAGACACCCGCAGACAGACCTCTGCTGCCATTTCGGGTGGCGGCATTGCCGTCATCCCTATTTACGGCGTCATCACACAGCGTGGAAATATGGTGGATGACGTCTCCGGCCCTGGCATGGTCAGCACCCAGATCGTCACGCAAATGCTCAGACAAGCCGTCGCCGATGACGCGGTCAGTCAGATATTGCTGGACATTGATAGCCCTGGCGGCAGCGTCTACGGCGTTTCTGAACTGGGTGATGCTATTTTGAGTGCTCGTGCCCAAAAGCCGGTGGTGGCCATCGCTAACAGTCTGGCAGCTTCGGCTGCTTACTGGGTCGGTTCCCAGGCCAGTGAGTTCTACGTCACCGCCGGTGGCGAAGTCGGCTCAATTGGCGTGTGGCAGGCGCACCAGGACTACAGCAAAGCCATGGATGAAGCTGGCGTTAAGACGACGCTCATATCGGCGGGCAAGTTCAAAGTCGAGGGCAATCCCTATGCACCACTGGACGAAGAAGCGCAAGGATTTATGCAGTCCCGCGTAGATGACTATTACGCCGCATTTACCAAGGCTGTTGCCAAGGGGCGTGGTGTGCCCATTACTCAGGTCCGCGATGGCATGGGTCAAGGCCGTGTCTTGGGGGCTGATGCAGCCTTGGCTCAAAACATGGTGGACGGCATCGCCAGCTTTGATCAGGTCTTGAGCAAGATGCAAAAAGAAGCAGCGTCAAGTGCTAAGTCCAGTCCACCTGTCAAACCCAAAACTTCCCGATTGGCCCAAGCCCGCTCAGAGCTTGGGATTCTGTAATTTGGACTGCTCCAGAGTTGCTCCGTTGAGCACCTCCAGTCCGAAAGGCGACCCGTAGGTCGCAACCCTCATGCGTGACTAGCTTCGCGCAGTTTTTCAATCTTTTCAATCCCGCCACCCAAGAGGTGGCTTTTTTACGTCTGGAGAAACCCAAATGAGTAAGCAATTGCGCGAGTTTCAAGCTCGCAAGTCTGATCTTGTCAAAGAGGCGCGTGCCTTAACAGACATCGCCGCCCAAGAAAACCGTGATCTGTCGGATGAGGAGGTGATCAAGTTCAATGCACTCAAGAGTCGAATTGAAACCGCTTCGGCGGCAATTGACCGCGAGTCGGCCTTGATTTCCGAAGAGGTTCAGATGGGGGCGCATGTAGGCAACCACTCTGGTGTTGGTCATGGTTCGGTATTCCCAAGCGTCGTGGTAAGCGACAACCGCGAACTCGACCCTAAACATGGCTTTCAAAGCTTGGGCGACTTCTTGCAAAACGTCTGCCATGCGCAAAAGCCAGGCAACCCGATTGACGATCGCCTGCTGATTGGCAGTGGTCGTGGTGCTGCCGCTCCAGCCACCTTTGGCAGTGAAGGCTCCGGTCAGGACGGTGGCTTCTTTGTCCCGCCACAGTTCTCCAAGGAGATTTTTCAGCTGTCTTTGGGCGAGGACTCATTGCTGCCACTTACTGACAACGTGGAGATCAGCGGAAACACCATGGCGTTTCCCAAGGATGAAACCACGCCCTGGGGCACCAACGGCATTCGCGCTTACTGGCAAGGAGAAGCAGCCCCATCCGTGACCACCAAGCCCGTGTTGGGACTGTCTACTTTGCGGCTCAAAAAGCTGATGGCTCTGGTGCCAACAACCGATGAGTTGTTGGAAGACGCCAATGCCTTGTCGACCTATCTGCCCGAGAAAATTGCACACTCCATTCGCTGGAAAACCAATGAATCCATCTTGTTCGGCTCGGGCTCTGGCGTACCGGTAGGTGCACTCAATGCTGGCGCTACGGTCAGTGTGGCCAAGGAGACTGGGCAATTGACGCAAACGCTGCTTCCGCAAAACCTGGCCAAGATGATTGCGCGACTTCCCTCGGGCAGCCTGGCCAATGCGGTGTGGATCGTCAACAACGACGTGCTGCCAGCATTGTTCACCTTGACCTTGGGGAACTACCCGATCTACCTGCCAACCGGATTGAACGTTGGCGGCATGCAGGTCTCTCCTTACGGCACGCTGCTGGGTCGCCCGGTGTTTGTGTCTCAGCACGCCAACACCTTCTCGGCCCAAGGGGACATCTTGCTGGTGGACCTGAAGTACTACCAGACCATCACCAAAGCGGGTGGCATGCAGACCGCCACGTCGATGCACCTGTACTTCGATGCCGATCTCACGGCGTTTCGAACCACCTTCCGTATGGATGGTCAGTCGAAGATTTCCACAGCGATCACGCCTGCCAAAGGCAGCGCAACGATGTCGCCCTTCATCCAACTCGGCGCGCGCTAAGCAGCCCCAAACCTTAGGAGAAAACCATGTTTCCCAACGCAAAAGGCAGCGAACTGCTGTCCGTTCTCGCCACCATCGACCCTGCCGCGCAAGCGGCAGGAACTGTCACTACAGGCTGGATTTCTGTGGCCAACCACCACGGATTCCTCTCCTTGGTTCAGACCGGAGTGCTGGGTACCAGTGCCACCGTAGACGCCAAGTTGCAGCAAGCAGTAGATTCCACTGGCACCAGTGCCAAGGACATCACCGGCAAAGCGATCACCCAGTTCGTCAAAGCCACAGGTGATAACAAGCAGGCGTTGATCAACGTCAAGCCCGAAGAACTCGATACGGTGAACGGCTTTGGCTTTGTTCGCCTGTCGGTCACGGTGGGTGTGGCAGCAAGCCAGACCTCCGCTCAGGTGCTTGGCCTCAATCCGCGTTTTGCACCTGCGGATGCTTCTAATCAAGCGGCTGTGCTGCAGGTCATCTAAATGCCCATCCAAATCGTCACGCCACCCACAGAGGAGCCGGTGTCGCTGCTTGAGGCCAAGCTGCATCTGCGGGTGGACTTTGACGAAGATGACATGCTGATCGCCTCGCTCATCACTGCGGCCCGGCAAGCAGCCGAGACACTGACCGGCAGGCAGCTCACCACTGCCCGCTGGAAGCAAGTGATCGACTGCTTCCCTGGACCGTCGCTGATGTGTGTGCCTGCAGGGCAGACTTTCACTTTGCCCGGTCATGCGATTTTGTTGGCCAAGGCACCCGTGCAATCGGTGGTGTCGATCAATTACCTGGACATGGGGTCTGTGAATCAGACCATGCCTGCTTTGACCTACACGGTCGATACCGCCTGTGAACCCGCGCGAATCACGCCGGTGTTCGGGCAGACCTGGCCGATTTGCTTGCCGCAGATCGGCACTGTGTCGGTCACCTTTGACGCCGGGTACGGCAGCGCCGCGCAAGTGCCAGAGGGAATCAAGAGCTGGATCAAGTTGCGTGTCGGCAGCCTGTATGCGCACCGCGAAGAGGTGGCTGCGCTCTCGCGCGGACGCATCGAGTCATTACCCTTCATTGATGGGCTACTCGATCCGTACAAGGTTGTGACGGTATGAATCCGGTTCGCTCTGGTCAGTTGAACCGGCGCATCACCTTGCAGCGGCAAAGCACGGCGCAGGACAGTTACGGCGGGCCTGTTCGAACATGGACTGACTTGGGCACCTTTTGGGCTGAGATTCAACCCTTGAGTGGCCGGGAGTTGGAAAGTGCGCAGCGCATGGCAAGCGAGGTCTCACACCAAATCGTTGTGCGCTACCAAGCCATCTTTGCTGACACGCGTCAGGTGGCTGGCTACCGGGCTCTGTACCGATCGCGGATTTTCAACATCCACGCGGCCCTCAATGATGAAGAGCGCAACGTGCTGGTCACGCTACTGGCCTCTGAGGGTCTGGATTGAATGGCTAAGTTCGAAAGCGTTCAGATTCAGGGCCTTGATGCTTTGGCCAAGGCTTTGAAAGAGTTGCCTGATCGCGTGGCCAAGAACGGCTTGCGTGCAGCGGTCTATGCCGGAGCCAAAGTGATCCGCGATGAAGCCAAGTTGCAAGCTCCTGTTGCCACGGGCGATCTGGGACCCAACCAGCCGCCACCCGGCACTTTGAAGCGCTCGGTGATTTTGAAACAGATCCCAGAGTTGTCGAACAAGAACAAGCAGACCTTCTTTGTCACGGTTCGGCATGGCAAGAAGTACCGCAAGCAAGGCAAGAAGGGCAACCTCTCGCAGGACGCCTGGTACTGGCGCTTTGTGGAGTTCGGGACCGTAAAGATGTCCGCGCGCCCATTTCTGCGGCCTGCTTTTGACATGAAGAAGAACGATGCGCTAACGGCCATCAAGACCCGGCTTGCTGAGCGCATCGAGCAAGCCGCCCGCGAAATAAAAAAATGATTCAACAAGACCTATTTGCGGCCCTCGCAGGTGTGGCCGGGGGAAGGGTATTTCCGAGCGTTGCGCCCAACAACGTGCAAAAGCCCTACGTGGTCTATGCCCGCGTGTCCAGCGCACCAGAAAACACCCTGGCCGACGGCGCACCCGTTGAAAACACCCGACTGCAGGTGGACTGCTTTGACACCACCTACGCCGCTGCAGTTGCTTTAGCCGAGACGGTCAAGGCCGCCATGAAAAGCAGCGCCATCACCCACGTTTTGCTCCTTGAGCAAGACCAATTCGAACCCGAGGCATTGCTGCACCGGGTGATTTTGGATTTTTCGATCTGGAATTAATTAACAGGCCATAACTTTTAGGAGAACTCTATGCCAAGCACCGCCATCTCAGCCCAAGGCTCCACGGTCAGTATCGGCACGACCACCGGGTCGGCGCTCACCATCACTGCCGTCTCGCTCACCAACCCTTGCCGGGTCACGCTTTCAGCGGTCACCGCATTGAACAAAGGTGATGTGATCACTGTCGCTGGTGTCGTTGGCACCACGCAGCTCAACGGCAACAGCTTCGTTGTTCAGTACATCGAACCTACGACCAAGATCGTGACCCTCGCTGGACTGGACGCGACGGGTTATACGACCTACACCAGCGGCGGTACTGCAACCCCTGTGCAGTGGACCAAGATTTCCAACGTCAAAAGCTACAGCGGCTTTGACGGCTCAGCCTCCGAGATTGAGCGAACCAACTTTGACTCGACCGCCAAGGAGTTCATTCTGGGTCTCTTTGATCCGGGTGCATTTGCCATTGAGGTCGACCAGGACAACAGCGATGCGGGCCAACTGGCCCTGATGACCGCGCTGGTGACCGGTGTGGCCAAGAACTTCAAGTTGATTTTGCCCAACGGCAACACCGCAACTTTCACTGCCTACGTGAAGAAATTCAACAGCCAGGGCGCGGTGGATCAGGCGATCCGGCGCTCGGCTGAGCTGCGCATCTCTGGCTCAATCACCTGGGCTTAAATACCTGGTCCTGAGGGCTCTTGCTAAGGGAAGAAGCCGTCCGCCTTGACCTTTGGCTTTGTGAAGTGGATAATGCACTGTATTACACATGCACAGGAGTGTTACGCCATGACCGCCAGAACCATCAACGTACGCCTGCCCGAGGCGCTTTACAACCAGATCGAAGAGTTGGCCAAAGCGACCGCACGGACCAAAAGCTTTTTGGCCATCGATGCGCTGACCACCTATGTGCAAAGTGAATCCTGGCAGATTCGTGACATTCACGAAGGCATCAAGGAGGCCGATGCAGGCGAATTCGCAACCGACAAGCAGGTCAAAGCGGTGTTCGCCAAATACGGCGCTTGATCCATGTTGATCAAGTGGACTAGGGCGGCGCTCGCGTCTGTAGATGAAATCGCTGGCTTCATCGCCAAAGACAACCCGACCCGTGCCACCAGCTTTGTGCTGGAGCTGCAGGCCGCTGTGACCAAACTTCAGGCCCATCCAGGCATGGGCCGGGCTGGCCGCGTCCCCGGCACGCGCGAGTTGGTCCTGCACAAGAACTACATCGCCATTTACCGCGTGCGTGGCGATGATGTTGAAATTTTGAGGTTGCATCACGCAGCCCGAAATCTATGACGAACTGGGTCAGCCCCTGAAGCTGACCTTTGACCGCAAACCAACCCGCCTCAGGCTAAAACCTCGGCGGGTTTTTTCATTTCTGGAGTACCTATGACATTACTTTCTAAATCCGCCATCCTTTGCGCAAACGACCTTCAAACAGAGGACGTCGATGTCCCCGAATGGGGTGGTGCCGTGCGCGTGCGCAGCTTTACCGGTCGCGAGCGTGATGCGTTTGAGGCCAGCATGGTCCGTGGCGAGGGCAAGGACCGCAAGGTCGATCTCACCAATATGCGTGCTCGTCTGGTGGGCCTGACTGTGATTGATGAAGGTGGCCAGCGTCTGTTCACCGACGAGGAAGTTGATCTGCTCGGTGCCAAATCTGGCACGGCGCTGGACCGGGTGTTTGCCATTGCGCAAAAGCTCAATGGCTTGTCTGGTGCAGATGTGGAGGAACTCACAAAAAACTCCAGCGGCGTCCCGAGCGCCGTTTCTACTTCCGACTCTGCCTTGCCCTTGGATTCCAACACCCTGACCATCTCCTCGCAAACCTGAGTTCGCAGCAGGTTGCGGAGTGGATGGCATTTGCCTCTCTGGAAGGCCTGCCGGACATGCGGGCGGACTTTGGCTTTGGCCAGGTCTGCGCCACGCTGGCCAATGTCCACCGCCGCGAAGGTCAGGACGCGTACCAAGCCGATGACTTCATGCCGGGACTGCGAACTGCAGAGCATGCCGCTACCAAGGATGCCGATGCGCCGCCCGATGAAGTCTTTGATGTTGAGGCGCACAGCCGTTTGATCTCAGCCCTCTTGGGCAAAAAGGAATAACTCCCCCATGGCAACCCTCGCCAGTCTCGTGGTCAGCCTCGAGGCCAATGTCGCTCGCTTTGAATCCGACCTGAATAAGGCCGAGTTCATGGCCAAAAAAGCCATGGACACCATCGGCAATGTGTCGGAAACCGCCATGAAGGCGGTCAAAGGCGCAGTGATGGCCATGGCGGCGGCATACACCTTTGATGCCTTTGCCGACGGCATCAAGGGGGCGATTGCGTCGGCGGGCGAACTCGACCAGATGGCCAAGAAGACAGGTGCCACGGTGGAAGCCCTCTCAGGCTTGAAGTCGGCAGCCAAACTCTCGGGTACCAGTTTGGAAGAGGTCGGTGGTGGGCTGCAAAAACTATCTAAAGCCATGTTCGAAGCGGCAGGCGGCAGCCAAAAGCAGTCTGACTTGTTCAAATCGCTCGGCGTTGAGGTGACCGATTCTTCTGGCAAGTTGCGCGACTCGGGTGAAGTCATGTTGGATCTGGCTAAAAAGCTTGACTCCATGGACAGCAGCACCCAGGCGGTGGCCACTGCCCAGATGCTGCTCGGCAAGCGAGGCGCTGAACTGCTGCCCTTCATGCAGGACTTGGCAGAAATCGGCGAACTCAACGCCAAGGTCACCTCCGAGATGGCGGCAGAAGCAGACCTGTACGAAAAGAACCTGGTGCGCCTGGAGGGCAGGAAAAAATCCCTTTACAACACCATTGCCTCGGCATTGCTACCGGTCATGCGTGACTTCACCGACGCCTTGCTGGATTCAGGCAGCATGACCGAGCGGCTCAACGACACGGCCAAGCAACTCAAGCAAGACAACGTGATCGAGACCTGGGCGCGGGAAGGCATGCGCGCGGTGGCGGCTTTCATTGATATCTTTGACGCCATCATTCGCGTGGTGCGAATCGTGGGCAACTCCTTTGCAGCGGTCGCCGCCGATATCGTCTCGGTGCTTGCCTTCATGGACGGCATTGGCGCGGAGATGATCAGTGAAAAGTCAATCGATCCGGTCAAGCGCCGCTTTGCAACGTTGACCGCTGACCTCAAGAGCCACGCCGAGTCCTTCAACCAGGACATGGTCAAGATTTGGACCGCGCCGCTGTTTCTCACCAAACTCGACGAGCAGTTTGCCCAGCGTGATGCGGGTCTGAAAAAGCCCGTCGAATCAGCCAAGCGCTCGTTTGCCATTCCAGACCAGCGGCCTGACAAAACCAGCCCGTTCGATTCGTACCTGGACTCGCTCAATGTCGAATCCATCAAAGACAAACTGGGCAAGTACGAGGCCATGATCGAGAAAGGCCGCCTGCTGGCGGTCAAGGAAGGCCGTCTGGGTGACATGGCCAAGGTGACGGCCACTGTCTCAAGCATCCAGTCCATTGATGAAGGCAAGCGCATCGATGCCTTCGCCCACAGCCTGGATGTGGCCAACCAACAGTATGTGTTTCAAAACACCTTGATTGGACTGAACGCCCGAGACCAAGCACTGGCCACCGAGGGCCGCAAGAACTTCTTGGCCGTTGAGCAGCAAATATGGGATGCAGAAAAGAACGGCTCCAAGTTGTCTGCAGAGGCGCAGCAGAGATTGCGCGCCGAGGCTAGCAAGTCCACAGCCGCCTTGGTGCAGGCCGTCAATGAGCGTTTCGATGCGCAGCAGAAGTTCGATGAGTCCAAGCAGATCAATGCCTTCACCCGCAGCCTGGAGCAGGCCAACGAACAGTACCAATTTCAGAACACGCTGATTGGCCAAAATGCCCGCGATCAGGCACTGGCCACCGAGGGCCGTAAAAACCTCTTGGCTGTTGAACAGCAAATCTGGGATGCAGAAAAGAGCGGTACCAAATTGTCCGTTGAGGCTCAGCAACGCCTTCGTTCTGAGGCGATCAAGTCGACTTCCACTTTGGTGCAGGCGGTGAATGATCGTTTTGATGCCCAGCAAAAGTTTGATGAGACCAAGCGCATCAATGCCTTCACCTACAGCTTGGAGCAGGCCAACGATCAGTACATCTTCCAGACCAAGCTGATTGGCTTGAACGCCCAGGCGCAAGAGATTGCCAACGTCAAGCGTAAGAACTTCCTCGCCGTTGAGCAGCAGATCTGGGATGCCGAGCAAAGCGGCACCAAATTAACAGCAGATACCCAGCAGCGCCTGCGCGATGAGGCCGTCAAATCCACGGCAGTCATGATCAAAGCGATTGAAGCCCGGTGGGATGCTGAGCGCTCGTGGGAGACGGGCGTTACCAAGGCGCTGAACAACTACATCGACACCGTCTCTAACGCTGCAGCCCAGTCCGAGCGGCTATTTACCAATGCGTTCAAGGGCATGGAGGACGCGCTGGTGAGCTTTGTGCAGACCGGCAAGCTCGACTTCAAGAGCCTTGCCAATTCCATCATCGCGGACCTGATTCGCATCCAGATTCAAAACAGCATCATGAAACCACTGGCGCAAGCGACCAGCGGTATGTCGCTCTCAGGAATGTTCAGCAGTGCCGGGAACTTTCTGTCAGGCCTGTTCAAGGCTGATGGCGGCCCGGTCGCCGGTGGCCAGCCCTACATCGTGGGCGAGCAAGGCCCGGAATGGTTCGTGCCCAACGGTGCAGGAACGATCGTCCCCAACGGGAAGTCGGCTGGCACAACATCATCACCCGGCAGCAGCGACAGCAGTACGGCCACAGCCCAAGCGCCAATCAACATCAATTTCTCGGTGCGTGCCATGGATGCACGCAGTTTCCAGTCCGCCATGGTGCAAAACAAGGCCGTGGTGGTGGGCATCGTGAACCAGGCGCTCAACATGCGCGGGCGCTACGGAATCACGGGATAAGTCATGAGCGGAACATTTCCTCTGACCCCCGCGCCCAGCGCCATCAAGATTCAGTCCTACCAACCCACGCGCGTGTCGATCTCACACAACCTGCGCCGCAGTGTTCGTACCAACGGCGCGCAGCGCTGGGTGATCACTGCTGATTGGGTGGGTTTGACCCGTGCTCAATTCGCGCCGATTCAGGCCTTTGTTGTCGCCCAGCGCGGCCAGTGGGACAGCTTCACCGCTGTGCTGCCTGCGCACAAACTGCCTCGAGGGGCGGCTACCGGCACACCGCAGATCAACGGAGCTAACCAGCAAGGCAGAAGCATCTCCACGCGCGGCTGGACGGCAGGTCTTTCCGGCGCACTTAAAGCGGGTGACTTCATTGGCGTTACTGGCCAGACCAAGGTTTACATGGTCACTGCTGATGTGAATGCCGATGCCTTTGGCCTGGCTACCGTGGCGATTGAGCCTGCCTTACTGGCTGTTCCTGCCGACGGCGCAGTGATTACCGTGCGCAACGTGGCGTTCACGCTGGCTTTGGGTACGGACACGATGGAGTCTGCCGTGGCTCCGGGGTCGATTTACAACTTCAGCTTG